TCCAGAGACCGTGACGGCAAGGTCACCCGTAGCGGCACGAACACCGGCGATTTCGACCATCGCGTTCGTTGGCGGGGTCTCAACTGCAAGACCAGAACACACCAGTGTGGTGCCAGCGGCAGCCGGGTCAGCAGTCAGTTGCTTGAGACCGTTGTTGCCGGCGGTCGCGTAGCCGCGAGCGAAAATGAGCGTCTTCGGACCAGACGCCACGAACTGCAACTTGCCGGCTTGGTTGGCCGACAGAGCAGGCACCGTGTAGTGCGTCGCAGTCGCCGCAGCGTTGCGGAAGCGCAAGTTGGCGTTCGCAGCTTCGGCGAAGCAGAAAGCCTCCACGAAGTCGAGGAAGCTGGCACGCGTCAGGTCCGACACAAACTTAACCGCCGAATCCAAATCGACGACGGAGCCCTTGCGCCGCTGACGACTGCGGGAAATCGGACGGCGAGCCTTCGTCGTGATTTCGGCACCGAACGTGTTGATGTCGTTTGGTTCCAGGAGAAAGAAAACCGGGGAACCGGGAAGAACGCCAAGCGATGTCTCGATCGAGTACGCAAGGCTGATCTTGTTGGTCAGTACGCGTGCCATGTTGTGTCTCCGTTACCGAATTTCGTCGAACCAGAAGCGGCTTTCGATGTTGGTAAGGTCCCATTTGCCGTCCTGGCCGACTTCGCGGACCTCGACGTCGTCGCACCTTACGCCCGAAAAGTCTACACCTTCGAAGATCTGTCGCGCAAGCGGCAAATACTGGTCAGTCAACGCCTTGCCCTTGTCGACAGGAGCGAATAACTGAATGAAGATCGTTCCTCTGCGGATGTATTTCCTGCCGCCAATAGGACCAAGAGTTTCTTGGTTTGATTCTTCCATCCGCACGACGAATCGGAACCAAACACTACCGTCGGTGACGGTGTTCGGGTCGAACTTTTCGTTGTCGAAGCAATACTGTGATTCCGGGACCGGCGAGTTGGCCTTCCACCGAGCGTAAATCGCTTCGCGTGCTTGTGCTTGAGTGGTCATGCAATCCTCAAGTCAGAAGTGACGGCCTTGCGAATCGCTCGTTGCACAAAACCGGCTGGTGCTTGCTTCGACGTGCCTTCGTTCAAAAACACGATGTATGGCACAGGGTTCGAAATGTATACCTTGCCTTTCGAGATCGTGTAGGTGGCGAGCACCGTTGCAACACCACGTTCCTGTGACGAAGAGGCTCTGCCCACAGCGTCGCGAGAACCGCGAGGCTTCTTAACAGGCGAGCCGATGTTCGGAATCCAATTGGCTCGAGCCCATCCGGTATCAACCGGTGTGCCGCCTTCAATGGGAGCGGCTACGAGGTTCGCCACAACGTCGGTCACCACTTTCTTCACCAACAAATCGGTGAACTGGTTGAGCGACCGAATGACGAACTTGAGGGAACCTCGTTTCGCTACCACAACTAGCCTCGAACCCGTCGTGGACCAGCGACCTTTGCTGGTTGCGACGCAGGAACGGCGGCTGGTGGCTTTGGTAACGGGTCTGACGGCGGAACGACAGGGTGCGCAGACTGCACAACTGGCGGCTTGGCTTTCGCCTCGTCGCGTTCCACTCGTGCTCGCCACGCTTTGACCTGTTCTTCGGTCCATTCGTCGCCGGCAACGCCGATTCGACCGCGTCGCCACAAAAACCGCAGATGGTGAACCTTGAGCCCGACAACTTCTTGTCCTGGCTCAAACGTCCGGTCCAAGTGTCGAACCGGTTTGACCGCCGTGTACCTGAGCCCACGGCGGAAGATAGCACGTCGCATGCGTTTCTCCCTTGGTGAGCGTGACGCTGGCCGGCAACGCCACGCTCGGAGCCTAGCTCGGACTACGCGGTGCAGTCCGAGAAGAAGTACCCGAGTTGGGCACCGGTGACCTTGTAGTCGAACGCCATCTCGCCTTCGATGCGGTCCGCACCGAGGTTCTCCATGCGGTAGCGCTTGATGCGCTGCCCGTTCGGGGTGGCACCGGTGTAACCGGTCCACGAGAACTGCACACCAGCCGTCGGCTCGTTGAGCGAGACCGAAGTCGGAGCGTAGTAGAGCAAGGCGTTGTCGCCACCGATGAACGACCGAGCAGCCGCCGCGCCTTCCAGCGCGGTGTTGACCACGCCGTCGAAAACGTGGATCTGCTCGACTTCGAACAACTGCGCGAGCAGCGTTCGCATGACCAACGCCGGAACCTGCGTGGTGGACCCGCCGGTGATGCGTGCCAGGATGGCGTCATTGTCCATCAGGGCGTCCCACGCCTGACGACCAAGCAGCAGCCGGTTGGGGCGGTACCCCGTGGACTGCTGGATCGTGCGAGCACCCGTGCGGATGTCGGTGATCGGGTCAGACGACGCATTGTCCCACTGGCGGAACTGACCGGCGATGGGCACACCAGCCACACCGGTCAAATCGGTGCCCCAGATGCCGGTGCCGAAGAACCGCGTGGCGAACAACCGCTCACGCTTGATCATCAGCTTGTGCATCACGAACTGCGTGGCACTCTCATCAAGCTGCACCGGCGCGTCCGCGTTCGCACGTTGGCGATCCGAAACGTCCTTGTGGAAGCCGTAGACCTTCGCGAAATACGGCTGCGTCGAGAGGTTGAAGCCCGAGCCCTGCGTCTCCGTGCCGTCCGCACGCTCTTCCGCCTCGTCGCGGTAGAAGTCGTCGCGGTCGAACTCGTAGTACAGGTCGGACTGCTTGGCGACAGGTGCGTTCGGCATCGCCACGAGGGCGACGAACGCAGCAAGGTTCTGCAGGTACTTCTGCGAAAAGTTGGTCAACGGGGTGTTGACGTGAACGTCCCCCGCGACCGGATTGGTGACTGGCATCGGTCAGATCTCCGTGTTTTCGGTCTGTGTGATTGGAAGTGTCGTGGGGAACGCGACTACGCGTCGCGGTGGCTACCCTTCTTGATGAAGAGCATGTCGATGACGACACCGGCACCGGAAGCGCTCTGCAGCGCATAACCGTAGACGACGTCGGTTGCGGCGGCAACGGCAACGGCACGACCAGAAGCGTCGGTGGTGATCGCGACGATCGCCGCCGAAACGTCGATGGCGGCACCCGCCGTGATCTTGCAACGGCAGCCAGGAATGGCCACCGGCACGGCGGTCTTGCCGTCGGTGATGTCCTGTGCCGTGCGACCTTCCAACGTGATGCCGACGGCGTCGTCGGACACCGCGTTTGCACGCGAGATCTTGCCCGCGTTCGCCATCTCGACGAACCGGTACTGCTCGCAAGCCGCGCTCAGTTCGAGCGTCAGCGAAGTGACTTGTTCGAAACCCATTTGACTTTCTCCGGAGTTGTGTGGTTTGTGAGTTGTTGTCCTGCTTCCCTACCGTCGGCAGATCAGCCGCCGACGACTTGCGCGGTGGTCGGTGCCGAAGGACCCATCACGGCCTTGGCATACAACTCCGGATTCTCCCGCTTGACGATGTCGTAGGCATCGACGTAGGAGATGTTCTTGGCCTTGGCGAGTTCCTTCGCCTTCTTGTCCAGCACGTCGACAGGCGTACCGTCTTCGGTCTTGCCGTCAGCGTTGCCGTGACGCTTGAAGCTGCCGGACAACGCGTTGCTGCCAGCCTTGAGCGACTTGAGCGCCGCTTCCTTGGCTTCCGGCGGCATCGCATCGATCGCCTTGAGCAACGCACCACGCTCGGCTGCGGTGCCCGGCAGATGCGGAATCTCGGCGTCGGCACGCTTCGCGAAGTTGGCCTCCGCCTGTTCCTCACGAGCCTTGCGCAGTTCACGCGCCGTTTCGTCGTGCTGCTTGGCCATCGCGACCAAGCGAGGATCGTCGGACTTGCGGAACTCGCGACCATCGTCGGTCTTGTAGACAACCGCGTTGGCGTCGTTCGCCTTCTGCACGGTCTGCACGCGTTCAGCAGCGGGGGCGTTCAAGAACGCGTCCTGCTGATCGGTCGGAAGACCCTTCATGAACGCCTTCTCGGCGTCGGTCATGTCAGCCATCTTGCTCAAGCGAGCAATCTGCTCCTTGGCTGCCTTCAACTCAGCCGCCGCTTCATCACCGGCGGCGACGTTCTTCTTCGAGTCAGTCATGTCGTCCTCGTCGTTGCCGAGTTCATCGGCGGTTTCCGCGCTCTTGTTTTTTGAACGGCGACGCGCGGGTTTCTCGCCATTCTTGATTTCCTTGTTGTCTTCTTCATCGTACGACTTTTCGTCGTCCGCCTTGGTCATCATCACATCGTGACCATGACCGGAAGATTCACCAATGGTGATGCTACCGTCATCGTTGCGCACCCACGGGTGCGAATGACCGTAATCGTCACCTTCGGCTTTGTCGTATGACGTGGTGCCACCTTCGAGAGAGTCGTCAACCAAATGGCTGTGACCGTCTTCGGCAGTGGTGAGACGGAGACGCTTGACGTATGCACCGTCGTTCTTACCCATAGCTGACCCGCCTCCTACTTGTGGTCCGAACAGAATTGGCTTCTTTGCAGCACGGTCAGCAAGATGCCGCCGTGCGTCCGATTCAGTTCTGTGAAGTTTCTTCTTGCCGCCCTGGTCGTAGGACTCCCACATACCGGACTGCTGGTCCTGCTTAACGCGTCCACCAAGAACGGCCTTGCCGCCACCAACACTGCCCGGTGCAAACTGACCACCTTGTGGTGAACCTGCGGGGTGACGACCTTGTGCCTTGTCAACGTCTGCACGCTTCATGATGACGGCACGCGCGCCTTCCTGGGCTGGGCGATCGACGGCGGAAATTTCAGTGATGATGAAGTCTTTCATCACGCGACGAGCAACTTTTGCCTTTGCCATGACTATTCGACCTCTTCTGACTTGATCCGACGACCACCGATACTGAAACCGGTGTAGTCCCCGTTCTTGAACTTCTGCAACACAGACTTGCTTGGCTTCATACCAACCAGCAAACCGGTTCGCTTCGTCGTGATGTCAAGGGCTTTGGCGATCTCAGCGGTAAGCGGGAACAAGAACAAAGCCTTGCCGTCTGCGATCGGCTGCCCATCTTCCGTCCATGCGTGCATGTCGCCTGACACGCGTTCACTCGCGGCGAAGCCAAGCCCAGCCTTGAGCATCGAATCGTCTGGGATGTGATCACCCTGCGTGTCGAAGTAACGCTTCCCGTCTTCCGTGCACACCACTGCGAACCCAAAGACAAGACCATGGGTCTCATCTACTTTGAGAAAGCTGCAGGACGTCTGGAAGTCTGACATTCGTTCGCCTACTGGAGAAATAGAACGAGTCTAGTGCCTAAACACAAGATCAGGATACCACCGAAAGTGATGGAAGACGTATTCTAGTGCCC